GCGTACGCTGGCGCCCAGGGCCATCTCGTAGTTCAGCGTGTGCATGCCGTTTGCGCGGGTGATGGCGTCCAGGGCGGCCTGCTCCGCCGAGCCCTCATCCCCCGCGACGAATCCCGGCTCCTCGCCGAACAACATGTCCGCGGAGACCAGGCTGACCAGCTTCGGGAAGTTCGCGACGATGTAGACGAGCGACTTGTCCGGCGTCTTGTCGAGCCACAATTGGACGCGCTGGAACACGTCGTCGTGCTTGCCCAGGAACAGTAGCCGGTATGTCGCATATGCCTCGATACGCTCCCGGTGTCCTTCCGGCGGCCACGGATCGCCCGCCTTGACATCAATGATCGACATCCACATCACCAACCTATCGGTTTGCCGGCGTAGCCGCGCGCTGTCGGGGTTGCCAGCTGTTCGTGTGCGCCGGACGCTGCGTCCACCTGGTCGTCGTGGGCGCCCGCCGGAAACGCCACCAGCTCGTCCAGGAGCTCCCCGATCCAGGCCCCGCGCAGAAGCTTCACGTTGCCTGCCTCTGCGGCCGCTGACAGCGGCGACGCCCTCAACAGCTTGGACCCGGTGGTCTTGACACCCCGGAACGCGAATCCCACGAGCACCTCTCTGGCGTAATGGTCAATCGTGTTGACGCCGGACGAGCCGGGCTCCTGCTCCATATAGATGGCAACGCCGCGGCCGTCTAGTTCTGCGGTCTGCCGGACCAGCGCCTCCACTCCCATCGGCGTGGCCCTGGCCCTGCGCACGTCCTCGATGTAGAACACCCCGGTCCTCTCGGCCATGCGGAGGCCGACCGTCCAGTCTGGATCCTTGCCTGGCTTGGCCTCCGTGGCCGCCAGGTCCCAGTATCGCACGGACCTCGCGTCATACGGCACGGCCTGCACGATCTCGAACCATTCCCTCTTGAACATGTTGCCGGCCGGCTGCACCGACCAGTCGCCGTAGCGCAGCTGCCGCCTGGTCACTGGATCCAGTTTGGCGAGGCTCTCCTCGTATTCGGCAATGTCTAGGTGGGGGTTGTCCTCCAGCCGGGCGGACACAAAAGGCCTTCCGTGCTGTTCGCCCTCATCGATGAATCGGCGCTTGACCCACTCATGGCCTATGCCGCCGGGGTTGGATGCCGCGCGCATGCGAAGCGGCACGTCGACTCCCGCCAGCCTGCGCAGGCGGGAGAAGAGATAGCGGTACTGGGTCTCCGTGAACTGGGTGAGCTCATCGAACCCGATGAACTGAAATTCCGCGCTCTGATAGCGGTATTTGTCGTTCTCCGATTCGAGGTAGCCGAAGGTGACCGTCGCCCCGCTGGGAAACGTCCACGTCTTTTCCTTCTCGCTCCACTTGGCGGCAGTTCCCTGCAGCCACTCGGCGGCCCTATCCATGAGTGCGCCGGGCAACGCCAGGTCGGCATACGTGCGCCTCAGAAGCAGCGCAGCGTAACCCGGCACGTCCGCGTATTGCAGCGCGCCCATGAGCAGGCAATCCGACTTCCCAGACCCGGCCGCGCCGCCGTAGAGCGCCTCACGCTCGGGACGCATGAGGAAGCGCGCCTGCTTGAGAGTCGGTTTATGGGGTATCCATCGGTTCTGGAGCACCGTCCCAATCAGCGTCCCCATCAGCAGCTGCTTCCTCTGCAATCTGTTCATACATCTTGGCGTATTCTCGGATACGGGCGAAGAGGTCGACTGCGCCACTGTGTTCCACCTCCGCCCTGACAGCCCCGCCGCCCGGGCCGGAAATCTCCTGCTGAATCTTGTCCCTTCGTCCCCAGCGGTCGGGATACTTGCGTTCGAGGTACCACGCGAATGCGGTCCAGTTGCGCCGGCCTGCGGCCACGATTCCGCTGACGGCTCTGAGTTCTGCTGCCGCCTCGGCTTTTTGAATTGACTCCCAAAACTCTCTATAGATGCTTCGGCCCTTGCTATCGCGGCCCTTTTCAAGCCAGCGATACCAGGTGCTTTCACCGACTCCAAGCATCTGAAACACGGTCGAGGCGTAGTTGCCGCCGGCGATCAGTTTGGCCGCTTGTTCGATCAGTTCCGGCGTAAGTTTCAGACGCCGCCCCATGTCGTTCACCCCGCAAAGCAAAACGGCCCCTACGGGGCCGCCTGCCGGTTCTGTCTCTTGTGGCCGACCTACGCGCTGCGCTTCATGTGTGCCCGCAGATCGTCCTTGATGTAGTAGTCTTTGCCCAGCGCCTGCAAGAGAGTCTCTGCCGCTGCACCGAACCCCGCCCAGTCGATGGCCTTGGCCAAGGGATGATGATTGAGCGTCCCGACTTTGAACAGATCGACAAATGGTGCGGTCCGCCGGATAAGCTCCAGACTCTCCTCCGGGTCTATCACCGGCTCAAGGCTAACCCAGACCGGGATGCCATGCTGGTGTGCGAAGCGCATCACGTCGATCCGCTCCTCCGGCGCCGCCGCGTAGGGTTCCCATTCCCGCGATCTGCCTGCATCGAGGAATGTCAGGGTTGTGGCGAAGGCATCGCCCTTGCCCAGCAGGTCAAAGTCTCGGGCGGCCCTGGCGCCTCCCTTGGTGAGTACCTCTACGGCAAGGCCGTGCTCGTGCAGGATTTCGATGGCCTGCCGTGTGATCCGCTGCTCCGCCTCGATGGGCTGATACGGATCGGTCGTGAAACTGAGCAGCACACGGGCATTTGCTCCAGATAACCGCCGGGCATCCTTAGTCAGTTCGGCCAGGATGTTGCTACGGACTGCGATCCCGCTGCGGAAGTCATCCCTGCTTCGCCTGAGCACATCAGGCGCGTAGCAGTATTTGCACCCATGTGCGCAACCTGAATAGAGGTTAGCCGCCAATGGGGCATATTCTCGCGCCCTGCCCCTGGGCTCGTAGATCACTGGCATGTGATCACCTCCCAAGGACATTATACCACTCTTTACCAGACTGCGCAATACTGAAATGCCGCTTGCGCTGGTGTTTTCATGTCTTGTGCATCTGTAGAACCCAGTAATACACGCTTGCGCCGTCGTTCCTGGCGTAGACTGCCTTCTCGGTTTTCCAACCGTATCGCGCCTGCACGTCCAGCAGCATCGTAGCGAACATCTCTGTGTAGAACCGGAATCGACCAGGTATCTCCATGTCTTTGGGCAGGCGTTCGATGCCTGACTGCATCTTACCCAGGTGGCCAGTCAGCTTCAAATTCAGCGGCAATCCGTCCGTGAGGTAGACCGTAATCCGCCCTGGACCCCGCTTGCGCAGGATTAGGTAGAGCAGCTTCCACGGGCAGCCGTAGTCGTCAAGGTCGTAAACATCGTACTCGTCCATGCTATGCCGCGATACGAAAACGACGTTGTTGATGAGTGTGCAGAGTGCCGCGTCGTGCACCTTGGCCTTATCGACGCCGCGGTAGCTTCGCGCCCGATCAGCGTAGACGCGACGGTACATCTCCCCGGTCCCGCAGAACAGGTCCAGGACGCGCGCGTCTTTGGGCAGATACCTGCGCCGTAATTCGGCTTTAAGCCATTCGTTGGAGTTGTCCTTCTTTTTGCCGCTAAGCCCCTGTATCATAGCTGCGTTCCACCCTGATGTTGTTCTGCTCAAGCACCGCCAGCACTCGCTCGATTATCTCAATGCTTTCGGATGATGCGCGAATGACCGCCCATACGGGCTTGCCAATCGCAGAGCTCATGTCCAGTTCGTCCAGGTACGCCTCGATGTCAACCGGGCCGTAATCGGCGGCAAGCAATGTGGTGATCTCGTCGTCGTCCATGCCCGTGCTTGTCAGGTCCACATCGCCCGTGTCGATATCCTGCAGCAAGTCGGCGAGCAGTCGCTTGTCCCATTCGCCATGAATTTTGTTCAGGGCGATATTCAGCGCCTTCTCGTCGATCTCACTGAGGTTAACCACAGATACGTCAACTTCCGTGTCACCACGTGCCTTCAGAATCTTGAGCCGCTGATGACCGCCGACCAGGTTCCCCGTCCGCTCGTTCCACACCAGCGGCTCCACCAGATCCCAATGATCGATGCTGCGCTTGAGTTTCTCGTACTCCGCGTCGCCAGGTTTCAGGTCTTTGCGCGGATTGTATGGAGCGGGATTCACGGCGCTAATTGGAACCCGCTTAACTAGCATGGCGTATTACCTCCTCCTCGGGGCGGTGGACCCCATTTTCCACCGTATTTGCCTCCCTAGCTGCGATTATCTAGAAAAATCGGCCTCCGTAAATCGCTTGTGAGCCGCGTTGCGCAGGCCATTCGTATGATCGGACGTCCGATTTATGCAGCCCAGTTGTAGGGCCTTGTGCAAACCACCATACATAGAGCGTATGGCCTTTTGACATCGCGGCTATGCAGTCGCGCATAAACCAGACGCATCCGCGCTGCAGTCACACACAATACATGTAGCTATACGTCTTTTC